ACGTTGGACCACAAGGCGTCAAAGGCGATCAAGGCACGCAAGGTATTCAAGGTGAAAAAGGTGATACTGGCGAGCAAGGTCCAATTGGCCTTACTGGAGCCGACTCAACTGTGCCTGGTCCACAAGGTATTCAAGGTGAAGTTGGTCCTACAGGCCCACAAGGTCCTGCTGGCGAAATAACTCAAGCTGTCTTCGACGCGCTAGCCGCTCGTGTAGCAGCTCTTGAAGCCGCAATGCCAACTAAGGCTACTATAAATACCGACGTACGATTTAATACTATTATTGCTAACGGTGATATTACCGCCAATTCGCCATAAGGAGGCCCTATGAGTTTTGATTTAAAATCAGCTCGAGTTAGAGTTGGCCTGCCTGCTGACGATACGTCTAAAGACGCACAGCTTATTGGCTCTATCAACGCCGCATTAGCTGTTGCTGAAAACTATACAGATCGATATTTTGTTTGGGTTGAAAATGAAAAGGCTAGGTTTTATTATGAAGCCTCAAAGCGATATTCATTAAAACGATATCCAATTGAAGAAGTTGTACAAGTGATCGACTCGGATGGCCGGTTTCCTGAGTATCGCACTCACCACTTAATTGGTCGTATTGAGCTTAAGAATTATAACTATGCAGAAGAGTTAGAGATAACTTATACTGCTGGTTATAGAGTATTTCCAGCTGACTTAGAGCTTGCGCTCTGGGGTATCTTCGACGCTACATTTGTTTCTATTGATAAGGCAATGTCTGGTGAAGGTATTAGCGGAGGTAGTGGCACAGGCTATGGAGACATACAGTCCATAAACATTCCTGACGTGGGCACAGTGTCATTTGCTAGCACATCTTCATCGATGACTACAAGTGCTGTGGCTGCTCAGAATGCGTTATGGGGTCGCTTTGGTCCTTTCTTTATGTTACTAGATAGCTATAAGGACCACTCATGCTAACTGATCGACTTTATGGCACGATCGATCAAGCGTTTAATGCTGCAATCGATCTATTAGGCACTAAAGCAGAATGGACAAACGTTAAAACTGATACTACTAAAGTATTGAGAGTCGGCTTTGCTCGTATAGGTAATGACGATCAGACAAACGTGAATTCATATGCTTTAGCAGGTAAAACTATTACAGCCAAGGCGAAAGATTTTTCAACAGTTACACCAGAGAAGTTCGACTCCTTTCTTATAAATGGAGAGCGGTTTATCGCAGAGACGGTTACGCCTGTTCGATTAAACGATACTATCATTGGTTATAAGATTACTACACGAGGTAAATAATGTCTAGAAAATATGTTCGAGATATCGCTCGTGAATGGATCCAAGACGCCGCTACTATTCCTTATTACGATACAATCAACGTTGAAGAAGATCCACAAGATCAGTTTTGGTGTACGCTTGAGTTTAATCATGAGTATACAGACACAACTAATTTTTGTAACGCACAGGAAGAGCATGGTGTTATTGATGTTATTGTCTCAGGCCAACCTGGAACAGGTGATGGTGATGTATTAACTTACGCCACTGAAATCGCCGCCAAATTTATGAACAACCGTGACCCATCTGGGAAACTTACACTATTAAACGATCAAGCACCGGAAGAATTTTCTGGTGGTGACGCTAATAAATATTACCAAGTAATTGTTGGTATTGAATACATTTACTTGATTAACTAAGGAGAATTACATGAGTGCAAAATCGTCAAAAGGCGTAATCATTGCCCTAAGCGGCCCAGTGGATACAGCTGATTCGTACACTTCCGCGACTATCACGGCTATTAGTGATACCGCTCCAACTATTATTACTGCAACTAATACCGCAAAGGTTGGCGACTTAGTCACCATTAACGGTACTACAGCTAAAGAACTAGACGGCAAGACTTTCGTCGCTGGTCCTAATACCTCTGCTACTGAGATCGAATTGATCGGCGCTGATACTACTAACGCTACCGTGCCAAGCATTTTCACTGGCACAGCTAAAGTCTTTACAGAGTTTACCAATCTTTGCTTGAACGCTTTGGCGATCAATGCTGAGACTCCTGGTACCGTTTCTGTAGGTACGTATTGCGATCCAACAGCGTCTATTCCTTCAGTGGTAGTTCAAGCTGGTACATTGACTTTCGGTGGTTACGTTGACGTGACTTCTGAAGATTACCCAGCATTGCTAGACGCAACAGACGACGGCTTGACTCGCTTAATCCGTATTGAGTTGCCTGCAAACGGCTACATTGTTGCACCTATTATCGTTAGCCAAATCACGTGGGAATTGCCACTTGACGGCGCGATCAGCTTTACTGGAACGGCTACGCTCGGCTCTAAGCCAGCTCACCGCTTCTAATAAGCCTGGATAGATTGGCATATTCTGTCAACCATCCTAAATGTGTCTCTAGTGTAGAGATACTATCTAGCCCATTCCTTGAGTGGGTTAGAGTAGTATGTTTCTGACTGACCTAGCGAAAGCGAAAAGAGTGTTGCTCACCCACTCCTGGTCATGTCTTTTATTTGGTGAGCCGTTAAAAGTGAGAGCACTATGAAAACAAAAACTATTACACTCGATAGCGGTGTATATGAATTACGTGAACCAACCGTTGGAGTCTTATTTCCAATTATGGATTTAATGGAAAAAGATCCTAAAGCGTTTCAACTCGGTCTAGTTAAAGGTTCTATCTTTAAAGACGGTCAACCGCTTGGTGATGAAGTTTTAAACCTAGGTCTAAGTGATTACATGAAGCTAATGACTGAAGTCGTCGACTTAGCTGGCCTTGGAGCAACCGCACCAAAGGAATAAATGACCATGAGTATGGCCTTCATATCTTAGCCGAGCAGCTCCACATTCCAGTGTATGAGATAAAGCGTAATATGCCTATCTCTGAATATAATAACTGGCATGCATACTACAAGCGTGTAGCGGTAGAGCGAGAGACATACGAAAAACTTGGCGGCAAGAAGAATCTACTAGATAACCCAACAGACTTAGTGAAAGGACTCACAACATGAGCGACTCACCGGTCTCAATGAAGTTAGAAGGTATGGAGCAACTTCTTAATGCTATGAAGGTTTTACCCGAATTGGTCAATAAAAAGATAGTGAGAGCCGGTGTTCGTATGGCCGGTTCTCGCCTTCGTACATATATGCGTAGAGCCGCGCCTAGAGGCAAGACAGGTCTACTTCGCAAGTCCATTACAATGCGCTATATGGGCAATAACAAAGTAAAGGTTGGACTCAACAGTCGCCAATACTACAAGGTTTTGGATGTAGGTCGTAAAGCCTATGTCCGCAAGGATGGCACTAAGGTATCCGCTTCAACTGGAGCATGGGATACCGAAGGCACCGGCATTGCTCGAACATGGGCTCGCCATAAGCGAGAGATCGCAGAGCTTATGATTCAAGGCATGAAAATAGAGTTGTTTAAAGAAGCCGGCCGGATGGCTGTCCGTGGTGGGTATAAGAGAAGGAGATAGCAATGGCTGGACAACAGGATATAGGCGCACTAGTCGTAACACTAGAAGCGCAAACCGCTGCGTTTGAAAAAGGAATGCAGCAGGCCACCAATGAGATTAAGAAGTTTGGTGGAGCAGCGACAGCCGTAGAGCAACAGTTAAGTGGTATCCAAGGAGCATTCTTTAAATTCAATCAGGCTACTGCTGCTATTTCAACAGGCATGAATCTAGTTGCTAGCGCCTTTGGAAAACTGCGAAGTTTTGCAGAGATTCGCGAATCGCTTGATAACGTTCAAGCCTCATTTACGGCTGTGTTAGGAAGCGGTACCCGTGCTGCCGATATGATGATGCGTGTAAAGCGTATCTCTAATGAATTAGGCACAAGTATTCCACAAACAGCCAATGCTGTGCGCCGTATGGCGATTGGTTTAAATCAACTTGGCTCAACAAACGCTGAAGTTGAAAAGGTCACTACAACCTTCCTAAAGATCGGTGCTATTGGTGGATCGATTGAAGAGGCTACGGCAGCTATCTTCCAATTCTCACAAGCGTTAGGCTCAGGCACGCTTCGTGGTGACGAATTAATCTCACTGTTAGAACGACAGCCATTGATTGCGCAAGAGATTGCTAAGTATTTACAGAAGATCGGTCTATCGGCTGATGGCACGATTGGATCGTTACGAAAGCTTGCTAGTGAAGGTAAAGTAACATCAGCCATTCTTAAAGACGCTATGTTAGATGCGTCAGAGCGTATCAACGAGCAATACAAGAGTATGCCGATACGTATTTCGCAGGCTCTTAATAAGATTTCAAATCAATTAAACGAATTTTACTATGAAATAAACAAGAAATTAAAGATTAACGAAGGCATTAGTGACTTCTTAGAGGAAATTCCAGGACTAATCTCTGGACCATTAAAAAATCTTTCCCTTTTCTTTGAAGATTTATCTAAGAATATGTGGGCCGTTCAGCTAGCAACAATCGGATTGGCAGCCGCATTGGCTGGTCCATTAGCCGTGGCGTTGCGATCTGTAACCATTGCTGCAGCGGCATTTATTGCCACTCCAGTTGGTGCCGCTCTCACAGCGCTTGGCTTGGCCATTGTAGCTATTACCGCGTTTTGGAAAGAGTTGCGTGATACCATTCTTCAGTTAGGAATTGGATTCTTGCAATTAGGCGGGATTATCAAGAAGACTTTTGGTGGTGATGATTCTAACATCCAAGCGATGATTATCGATCTTGAAGCCGCTCGCATGCAGACGGTTGAGTTAGGTAAGGCCACTGTAGAAGCAGAAGAAGCAACTAACAAGATGTCTGATGCACAGCGGAAGGCCGCAGAAGCTGCTAAGAAGTTTGGCGAAGCCGTTGCGAAATCCATGGAGAGTTTCCGTGAGAGTATCCTTGGCGCTCGAGTTGAATTAGCTACCATTCCTGCCAAGATAAAAGAGCTAAATGCGCTTATAGCAACTGAGAAGAATCCAGTCATGCTGGAGAAACTCAAAGATATGCTCAAGAAACTCAAAGAGGAGCTTGACCCTGCTGACGCAGCTTTGAGAAAGTTTGCCGAGTCAACGCAGAACGCTACTAATCCGGCTAACGAAGTTGCTAAAGAGTTGGATAACCTTGATAAAGCTCTTGCTAAAGGCTATATCAGTTGGGATACTTACGGCGCTGCTGTCGATAAAGCGATGGAAAAGCTACAACCTCCTAAGCTCGAAGAAACTAAGACTGCGCTTGACGAGATTGGCATTGCTATTGGCAACACACTCAGTAATAGTGTTGCAGATTTTACTGATGTCTTATTTGAAGCCGACCAAACGTTCATGAAATTTGCTGAGAATTTCTTAAAGCAGATTGCTAAGATGATCGTGCAAATGATGATTCTAAAAGCCATTAAAACATCGCTTGGCGGAACAGATTTTGGAAGCTTCTTAGGACTAAGCAAGAATGCTGATGGTAATTCATTTGAAGGCGGAACAGGTCTAAAGCAAGGTGTATATGATAAACCTACATTCTTTGCCTTTGCGAATGGTGGTGCCTTTGGTGGCCGCAATCGATTAGGTGTGATGGGTGAAGCTGGTCCTGAAGCCATTTTGCCACTCAAGCGTGGTGCTAATGGTCAACTTGGCGTCCAAGCAGGAAACATGGGATCGTCTGAGACCATTGTGAATGTGTATAATAGTGCAGACGCTACCGTGAAGACCGCTGAGACAACCAACCAAGATGGCGTCAAGCAAATCGATATTATCATCGAGAAAAAAGTTAAAGAATTGTTTGGCACAGGTGCTATGGATAAATCCATGCGCTCGTCTTATGGTTTAATCCGTTCAGCGGCATAAGGAGAATATATGGCAATAACAATTGCGCCACGACCAATAGAGATTGATGGCTGTATGCAGACGTGGAGTGAGACATACTCACCTAACACTATTCGTAGTGCGATGGACGATATGGAAGTAAAGGTTAGACGTAGGACCACTGGGCTTATACGCACTATGGAAACTACTCTAACGCTCAAAGCCGTTCAGTATGACACATTCATTGAGTGGTTTAGAGTTGCCCAACAAGGCGGCTCTATTCCTACTCGCATTCGCCGTCCACAAGATGGCAAAGAAATGGTTGTGCGTGCTGCAGAGCCTCCACAAATCCAATGGGTTGATAAGAATATATTTCAAGTTAGCATGAAGTGGGAGCAGATGCCTGCTTGGGTGACGCTATGACAAGTCGTATGGTCCAACTAGAAAATCAAGCAGATATCCAAGCCACCAGCTCATCGGTAGCTTGGCTATTCTTGCTGACCATTGAGACTAAAGGCAAACCAAATTTATATCTCGTAAATAATAATGAAGTCTTTGTAAGTAATGGAATTGAGTATCAACCATTCCCATTTGGTTTAGCTCTTCCATCCGATACAGGTGAAAAGTTACCGCGAATCACACTAACCATCTCTAATATCTCAAACGAGATTATAGAGGCTATTAGATCGCAAAGCATTCCACCAGTGCTAACCATTGAGTTAGTCAGCAGTGCATATCCAGATATCGTTGAAAAGCGGTTAGATTTCTTGACACTGCGCAATGTCTCATATGATGCAACAACCATTACTGCAGATTTAGAGGTCCTAAATATCATGTCAAGCGGATTTCCTGCAGAAGTATACGATCCTGTCCATTTTCCAGGGTTGTTTAGATGATTGACTGTAGTCCTTCACAAGAGGACTATGGTAAATTATTTACAAGGAGTTAGGATGAGCATCCTTAAATTTATCGGTATTCCTTATGTAATTGGTGGTGAGAGTTATGATGGTGCCGATTGCTATGGTATCGCAAAACTCTATACTAAAGATATTCTACATAAAGAGTTACCCACTTATATGTATTCAAGTTTAGATAATGAAGCAGTCGCCGAGTTGGCGATCAAGTCTGCACAGCATGGCCTTGGCGCCTCTTGGACGAAAGTCGAAGTGCCACAACATGGTGACATAGTCACGTTCCGCATTATGGGTCATGAAATCCATTGCGGTATTATGTTGAATGGCTCGGAGTTTCTCCACAGCCTCAAAGGTCGCATGTCCTGTATTGAGGACTTGTCTCACATCAATTGGCGCACGCGTCTAACAGGAGTATTTAGATATGGATGAGTTAGAAGTATTAGATGCGCCTAAAACGCAACAGAAAATGTTGACACGATTGCTGACGCCAAGCGGCTCACACGATTTAACCGTTGTTGCTGAGCCAGGCGAAAACGCACAAGACTTTATTGATCGTGCGATCGTACCAGAGTTACGCAGTTACGTTGTTGTCTTTAATCATGGCATGAAGATCGCAGAGCCAGAGAATTTTTGGTTGCGTGAAGAAGATGAGATATTACTAGCCGTTGTCCCGCAAGGCGGTGGCGGCGGTGGTAAAAGTATTCTAGGAGCTGTGTTAACTATTGCTGTGGTAGTTGCGGCCGTTGCACTAGCGGCGCCTACTGGTGGTATGTCCATCAATGCTGCTGTTGTGGGTATGACAGGATTATCAGCATCAACCGCTGGTCTTGTGATTATGGCCGGCGTATCAATGGTTGGAATGCTAGCGATTAATGCACTTATTCCACCTCCATCGGTCAACACCGACAACGGCGGCTCTGCTGGTATGGGATCGACTTCGTCTCCAACATACAGCTTAGGTGGCCAATCAAATGGCATGCGTAAGTATGCACCAGTTGCAAGGATTTATGGTCGTCATAGAGTGTTTCCACAATTAGCATCTAATCCGTTAGTGGCTAATCAAGGCACGCAGTCATCTGTATCCGCTTTATACGACTTTGGATTAGGTGATATCACTGTTACCGATTTGAAGATTGGTGATGCACCTGCAAGCACATTTTCGCCAGAACTAATCTGGCATCGTGATAGTTATGTAACCAATACAACCTTCCTTACGCGAAGGGTTGGTTACGATTCATATAACTATACGTTAAAATCAGGCTCAGAATTGATTGTCCGCACTAAGCAGGCAACAACAGCGTTTGACGTGGATATTACATTCCCTCGTGGTCTATGCTATTTCAATGACCAAGGAAGTCCAACAACCCATAGCCTTTATGTGAACGCACAGTATCGTTTGCTAGGTGAAACTGTTTGGCGCGATGTGCCAGCGGACAACTTTAAAGGCATTAATTCATGGGAGCAAAACGATCCACCTCCACCAGAAACCTTTAAATGGCTTGATGGTAAGGCATGGACAGGCGATCCCAATCAGCGTATTGGTATTTCAGGCGCCACGTCTTCGCGTTTCGTAGCTGTAGTTTCGATTGTACCTCCTGATGTAGGTGAATTTGAATTTAGAATTATTAAAGGTAGTGCAGATAACACAAGCACACGTATCGCTGAAGAGATGATCGTGACAATGATGAAATCCTATAAGGATGGATCCGTTGTCAATCTCAATAAGAAACATACAATGCTTGAGATGCGTGTCAACGCGTCAGAGAAACTGTCTGGCACTGTTCAAACTTTAAATGGTATTGCACAGTCTGTCTTGCGCACAACGCAGGATGGTAAGACCTTTATCACGGAAGCCACAAGTAATCCTGCCTGGATAGCTTTGGATATTCTGACTGGTGAAGGTAATCGTAAGCCGCTTAAAGACGAGCTAATTGATTGGCCAAGTTTTATCAAGTTTGCTAAGTTTTGCCAAGATAAGAAATACTTTGCTAACTTTGTAGTAGACTATAAAACAACGGTGCAAGGGTTACTCTCGTCCGTCTTATCGACCGGCCATGCTGCAATGTTATTTACGACATCAGGCAAGTATGGTATTCTATTAGACGAAGAACGCGATACTCCACGTCAATTGATTACGCCAGCCAACTCATGGGGTTTCAAAGGCAATCGAGTATTCGCTGATATTCCACACGCGCTCTTAGTTACGTTTATCAATGGAGAGCCGTCAGGCACTTACAATGAGAATGCTCCAGAAATTTCTTGGATTAAAGAAGAGCGAATAGTCTATAACGATGGATATGATGAGACTAATGCTACAAACTTTGAGACGCTAGAGACGTTTGGTATTACCAATCCTGACCAAGCATGGCGCTATGGTCGCTATATGTTAGCACAAGGTATCCATAGAAGCGAGACATTCACAGTGTCGATGGATATAGAGAACTTAGCGGTGCAGCGTGGCGACTTAGTCCATCTATCTAGCGACGTTGCTAAGATTGGTGGTATGCCAGCACACGTAGTGTCGGTGAATGGCAATGTTGTCTACATCGATCAAACTCTATCTGTGCAACCGAATGGTTACTCAGTTCGTAAGAGCAATGGTGAAATCCGTACTGGACTTATTACTTCTGCTACTACCGATATTGATGGCACATTACTAACTGTAGACAACGCCTCTGATATCGAGCCCGATGATTTGATTATTGTTGGCGTGACAGAGCGTGTGGTTGGTAAATACATTGTGCAGTCGATTACTCCTAGTGCTAACTTATCTGCCGAGCTTATGCTTGTCAAATATGCTCCTGAAGTTTATCAGGCCGAGACCGGTGTGATACCTCCTTGGGACGCTGAGATCTCTCAGGACCTAATCGACTCTTCAACGCTCTACATCGCTTCTTTGGAAGCCAAACAATCCTTTCTATATGTTGACCGTCGACCGTACGCTGCTATCGATTTAGCTTGGACTGTTGGTGGCTTTGGTTACTCTAAAGCAGATATTTACTTATCTTCTCCCGATAACTCGCGCTCTACACAGTATCTTGGCGATTCAACTGGCCTAACATATCAGCATCTTGTTGATGTGCTTGGGAATCCCGGTTTAGTTGGTCTACCTTTGACATTCACTGTGGTCCCATTGACTTCAGGTGGAGTGGCCGGTCGTTCTGCAAGTGTAACTATTGTCTTAGGCAAGGATACAACTCCTCCAGCTGACATTAAAGATTACACTCTAAACGTGCAGTCTGAGACCATTCAATTATCGTGGACATACCCAGACGATCCTGACCTTTCTTACTATGAGATAAGATATTCACCTGATATTCGTGCCCCTGAATGGAAGTATAGTCAACCATTGGCCATTGCGCCTTGGAATTCTACGACCGTATCAGTTGGTGCAAGAACAGGCACATACTTTATCCGCGCTTTCGATACGACAGGCAATGCATCTAATATTGCTCAACGTAGGACGACTGTCGTGCAATTGCCAAACGTAGAGATTGTGCAAGATATTGATGATCGCTTGATTCTTTGGCCTGGAGATAAAACGCAGTTTGACGTGCGCGCTGTTGCTAGAAATAAACCAATGAGCGAATGGTATAAGTTATCTGACCTTGGCTTTATGGACGAGGTTGGCGGCGGTATTGGCGACCTTATTAGTAGCGGTGAATGGGGCAATGCTGCATCGCAAAGCATGTATGTCTATAACGAGATCGTTGACTTCACAGATATCTATGAGGTAAGGATTTCTTCTAGAATACAGGCACACGGTGAGTATGAGAGCGGCGAAGCTGCGCCTACAGAGTTGTGGGATTGTTGGTTAGAAGTGCGTGGCACAGGACAATTAAACGTTATCGCCTCTTGGGAAACTTTAGAATCTCAAGCCGACATGATCGGCACAGGCGGTAATGAGTGGTCTGATTGGCGTCGTCTGATGGTTGGTGACGTTACAGCTAAGCTCGTACAGTTCCGTCTAATCGCTCAGTCTTACGATCCTAATGTAAAAGTCGTTGTGACCGATGGCTCAGTTGTTATCGACGCTTTGGACCGCACATGGTCACAGAATAATATTGAGTTACCGTTAGGCACTACAACAATCTATATGGACCCTCCATTTATGTTTGATGATATTGCTGTGGCAATCTCTATTGATGGTGACGTGAAACCTCTAACCGCTAAAGTCTCTAATAAGACTCGTCTAAGCTTTGATATCGAGCTGTTTGATATTATGGATGGCTCAACGAGTTCAGGGCAGGTTGACGCAGTTGTCCGTGGACAAGGTCGTCAGCGTATTGAATCTATTTAAGGAGTATTTATGTCTATTACAAATGCTAATGATTTTCCAATCATAGCTGCATCGACTAGTGGTAATGCGCTAGCTGATATCTTGAATAGGTTGTATGGCGCTATTCAAACAAATCAAGCCAACGCTGCAAGGCCACCTGACATTCAGACAGGCGGTCTATGGACCTTAGTCGACGGCGCATCACTCGTTCTTATGATGTTTAATGGCGTGCAAGACATTGTTATTGGTACCGTTGTCGGAAACGAAAGCGTTATTGGTGACTATGTCTATCCATTAGCTAACCAGTTTAGC